CAAACCCCAGCAGAAATTAAGACTGCTTACGAATCAAACGCTGACACAAATGTATTCGATGATGCAGACGTAACAAAACTAGCTGGAATTGAAGCACTGGCCGACGTTACGGACGCTACAAACATTGCTGCAAGTGGAGGCTATGTAGCGGGGGGAACTGATGTAGCATTAACGGACGGTGGCACGGGAGCAAGTGACGCGCCTACAGCTCGAACAAATCTTGGTGTTGCAATTGGCTCAGATGTCCAAGCCCATAGCGCAGTCCTTGACGCAACTGACGCAAGCTTTACAACAGCCAAAGACGCTGCAATATCAGCAAATACAGCAAACATTGCCTCTAACGACACGGACATAGTAACCCTTACTGGGTCGGTAGTCCAGAATCAGACAGACATTGCAACCAATTCAGCGGCCATCGCACTTAACACTGCCAAGGTTACAAACGCCACCCACACTGGCGACGTAACTGGGGCAACTGCCCTGACCATTGGCGCGAATAAGGTCACACTTGCCAAGATGGCCACCATAGCTACGGCGAGCCTACTGGGAAGAAACACTGCGGCAACTGGTAACGTGGAGGTTCTGTCCAAGGCGACAGCGCTAACCCTGCTGAATGTGGCAGACGGAGCAACGGCGAATAGCGCCGACGCAACCCTACTCGCTAGGGCTAACCATACTGGTACGCAGGCAGCTTCCACTATTTCGGACTTCGATACGGAGGTCAGCAACAATCCAACGGTTGCAGCTAATACAGCCAAGGTTACAAACGCCACCCACACTGGCGACGTCACGGGGGATACTGCGCTAACAATTGCCACAGGTGCAGTAGACATCCCGATGCTTTCAGCGAGTGGAACACCCGACGCAACCAGCTTTCTTCGCGGAGACAACACGTGGTCGGTTCCAGCAAGCGGTAATACTGCTGTCGAATATCCATATACCACAGACTTTCAAAGCGGTGTATCTCAGACCAGAGATTTAAGTGGTGTTCTTTCTATTGCCTCTGGGGGGTATCAAGGAAATGCCAACCTCACATCACTCTACATCGGAAGTAAGATCACGGAGATTGGTTTTGATAGTGTGCAGGGCAGCGCAAATCTACTTGATGTTACAATTCCAAATAGTGTAACTATTATTGGAGATAGCTCACTTCTTGGCTGCACTGGCTTAACGAGCATTACCATCCCCGACAGCGTTCTTGATATTCAAGCTTCCGCATTTTCAGGTTGCACTGGATTGACCAGCGTTACTATTGGTGAAAACGTTTCCCAAATTTTATATGGAGCATTTAGCGGCTGCAACAATGTTGGTTTTACCGAGATTGTCATTCCAAATAGCGTCAATACCTTAGGACCCTCTGTCTTTGACGGTTGTACAGCACTAACAAGTGTCACCCTCCCAGATAATCCCAGCTTTACCCTGATTGACGCACAGACATTTCTGGGTTGCACTGGACTAACATCTATTATTATACCCGAAAGTGTTACCACTATCGGCGCTCAGGCACTCAAAAACTGCACGGCCCTTAGCTCCATTTCCTGCCTAAACACAGTTGCGCCAACTCTTGTTGGTAGTGATGTTTTTCTCAACGTATTGGCTACAACAATTGATGTTCCAATTGGAGCAGCGGGTTATGGTGTTACATACGGCGGTCTTACTGTTAATTACGTTTTATAACCAATAATATTATGTACGGAAGAAAAACAAAAAATGCTGGCAAAGGATCCTGTGGTGAACGTGGGGGAAAGAAGGGCAAGTAGTGCCTGACAAATCCAAGATGAAGTGCAACGTACCCCGCCGTGAAGTACAGGGCGGTAAGAAGTTCGTTGTGAAAGCCTGCCAAGGTGGGACAGAGAAGATCGTACGATTCGGGGATGCTAATATGAGCATCAAGAAAGATCAGCCAAAACGGAAGAAAAGCTACTGCGCTCGCAGCGGTGGCATCAAAGGTAAAACAAACAAACTATCTGCGAACTATTGGAGCCGTAAGGCTTGGAACTGCTAATGCCTATATCAACAAACTACCACAACGGAACACCCTGCTTTGTAGTGAGCGGGGAGACTTCGTATGAACTACCCAAGTGTGCATCCTCTGAGCCACGATATATTCGTAACATCGGGCCGGACATACTTGTTGTATCGTCAAAGCCAGGTCAAACCGTTAATGGCGTTTCATCCGTCAGCCTATCCCCAAATGATTGTATGCTGATTAACCCAATTGGGACTGACTGGGTGGTTATAATGCAACCAACGGATACATTGTCCATTAATCAGATTGGATACACTAGCGGTGCAGGTGGTTCTGTTGCGCAAACCACTAGCGTAAATGAAAGTGTAACTTTGAATAAACCCTGCGGTAAGATTACAATGTTTACCCACGACTTTTCAAATAACGACATTCAGGCATTCACAATGATCAATAGCTTCATTGGAATAAATGATGTTGTTATTACCAGTTTACGCAACGGGGATGCCAAGCTGTACAGCCAGGTTACAATAACACAGAATGGCTCCTGTCAGATTACTGTGGGCGATGCCCACAATCAAGCAACGGGTGATATAGCAGTAGTACTAAATTTCGCAATTATAAAAGGAGATAGCTAATGTCAATTTCGCACCGCACCAATCGACTTAAACTCGTAGGTCAACCATCGGTTGAGCAATTGCAGAATGGCCGCTATCGGCTTACTGTAACTTGTTCTACGATAAATAGTCGTGAGGATTGGTACAGTGCAAACAAGGATCGTATCCTCCCGGACTTCGGTAGTTTGCAATCAGCCGAGATGTCCATTGATGGGCTGGCTCCACGTGAAGGAGAAGCGTATACTGATATGCGCCTTACTAAAGTTGAGTCCGGTAACCGTTCGGGTATGGGTGCGGTAGGGGACTACAATGTAGAACTGACATATGAAACCCTTGGGTCTGCGTTCGTCCAAGTAAAGGATGACACCACTGACTACGAGTTAAATGGTCTTCGCCGCGTTACACGTACTAGTATCGCCGAGGTCGGCACTGATTACACTAAGACAGTAGGTACTTCATTCATCGATCATCAGATCAACAGTGAAACCGCTGTGCGCTGCTACCTTGCCTCTTACTCAGTGGATGATAATGATAGCTTCAGGCAAGTACAGGAAGTCTATGTTGAGGCAGGAATCCTATCGGAGACACTGGATAACGTAGGTTCACAGAAGGCCAAGGTCATTGAGACTATTGGCACTGATCCCATTACACCCGATGGATATGTATTAGCCAGCAAGCAAGAGAGCGACTTTGAGGGATTCCAGACTAATCGATTCACCTTCCTGAAGCCCGATGTAAACCTATTTAAATCAATTGATAAGGTAGGGTCCCAGAACGCTACCATCGAAGAATGGTTTAAGCCAGCGACTTTAAGCAACAGGGATGTTAAGAATGGTTATTCCCTAGGACGCACAGAAGAATCTGATGTCGATGGTATTCCGACTGAGAAATACACTTTTTTAAAGAATGACGTTCTGTTGTCCGAGTCCGAAGATAAAGTGGGAAGTCAAAAAGCAATTATTGAAGAGTGGTTTAATCCTGACCCAAACAATGATAGAAATGTTAAGTTTAATTATTCCCTAGCTAGAGAAGAAATATCGGATATTAGTGGCATAAGGACAAACCGCTACACCTTCCTTAAGGATAACGTCGAACTATCTCGGTCAGAGGACAAGGTAGGTAGCCAGTTAGCTATTGTAACTGAAGTATTTAAACCCTTAGCAGACCCAGAAGAGTCGGATTATTCTGTTGCCCGCACCGAGGTGTCAGACGTAGATGGTATTCCGACAAAAAGATTCACATTACTAAAGGACAATGTAGAGCTATCTCGTATTGAGGATCTTGTAGGAAGCCAACTTGCTATTACTACGGAGGTGTTTAAACCCACTGATGATCCAGAAGAATCTGGTTACTCCGTAGCCCGCACCGAGGTGTCAGACGTGGATGGGATTCCAACAAAAAGGTTCACTTTCTTAAAGGATGATGTAGAGTTGTTTCACTCCGAGGATCTTGAGGGAGGGTTAAATGAAATAGTGGAAGAATGGTTCAACCCAAATCCCGAAAATGACAGGGACGAGAAGCCTGATTACGTTTTAATTGAAAAAACAGAAAGCGACTTAGGCGGCATACCCACAGAAAGATATACTTTCTGGAAAGAAAAGGGACTCATCGATGAATCCTACATTAATGAAGCCGAGGGCGTTATACGAACAACTCAAGTATTTTTTAGCGAAGTTGACGATGAACTCGTGAAGGGTCCAATTGTGTCCAAGGATACTAAAAACATAGACGGCATTCCTACCATTACGGTCACAACGCTTCAGGGGTCAAAGGGAATTAGCATAATTGGAGAAGGTGAGAGGTTAGCTAACAGCTACGATCAATTGGTTCCATTTACATATCCAGGAATATTGGACATTGCAAATCAACCCACTGGGGGCTTTACTTCGTATTCGTGGAGATTATCAGCACCTGTTCAAAGTTTAGTTACGGCAACTACGTATGTTATTTTTCAAGATACTAATACAATTAGCAGTTCAGATTTTACATACGGTAATGCGAGTGGTTTATGGAATCCAACCGAATGGGCAAAGGGTCAATCTTATGGTGTTGGTTACTCCTATAGGCCCTTTGCGGAAAGCAAGGGATTTAGGGGTTATCGTGCTGACGCAGATGTACAGGAAGTAACTGAAACCCAAGACAATGAGTTCCTCATTAACGGAAATTTGCTATTTGAGGGTACTACTGGTGGACTAAATGTTTATGGAGGACCAGAGGATCCAAACGGAAACACATATGTTCTTGATGTAAAAATTACCCCAGCATTTGTTGACATAGATGGAATCACTAGCTATAAAAAAGTTATCATAGTGGCAAATATTCCAGTACAGCAAAGCACAGAACCTACACCACCACCACCACCAGAGCCAGAGCCAGAGCCAGAGCCAGAGCCAGAGCCATAAGAATTAATATATTATGCCATCATTTGAGGAAAATAAAATTAATAACGCTGACTCCAAATCAAACGTTAGAGCTGCTAAATTAATTCGCGATAGGTCCAAGGCTATCAAGGCCGAAAGGAAAGCTAGGATTGATAGAGCCAAATCCCTAAATGCTGGCACAAAGGTTATTCGTGAAATTAAATCCGAATACTCCAAAAACAATAGCGGAATATATGACATAAGCACCACTGGATCTGACGTAAAGAACCTAGAGGGTCAGGACAGCACCATACAGGACAATAGCATTGATAATGCTTTTGATAAATCCAGCGGTGGTGATGGTGGTGATCTGCCCCCAACAATTGATATTTTAGTTTGCAATAGTGAAACTGGAATATCCGAAACGCTTACAATTTATTACGAAGAACCATAATAGTAATGCCTGATCCAGATAATCAATTGCGATGGCTAAACACTTGTTGCCCAGACTGGGAGGGTGGATTCTCGATGAACCCCTGCTGCCCCGTATCCGTCAGTGCTTGCGTAAGTCTAAGTAAAGTTGGTAAACTTTGTGGCTGGGATGAGCTTGATGATATTTCCTCACCCCCCAAAAAATACAAAGTAAGAACAACTTTTCAGTTTGAGCAGGTCCCCGCTCAAAAAGATTTTGACTTTAACATAGGGGAATGGTCTGATTGTTCAGGCGGCTGTCGGACCAGATCGGTTTCGCGATATTTTTATGATTACAGGGACTCATATGCTAAATATGATATAACAGAAACAAGAACATATGACCCTTTGGTTGAGTGTCGCTTCGCTACTATTACAGATGTTGTTGATAACTCAGAACCACTACCCCCTCCTAACAGTAGTGGCCACTACACATATTTTAACAAATCAACTCTATCAAGTACAACAACTACAACCAAGACTGAAGAGATAGAGATAACAACACTAAACTCACGCAGTTATTACGACGAAGAGATAAATATTCAGACTCAAGGAGGATGCGGAGCACCTCCATACTGTGATATATCATACGCTACATTTGACACAGTAGACATAAATCAACAGTACACCTATACGAAAACCATTACCCTATCGGAAGAAGACACCGAGGAAGATGCACTCGATAGAGTTGATGATTGGACCCAAGGAGATATGTGCGTATCATCTTTTGACCGTGATAAACCTTCCTTTACTTTTTCCAAAACAAAAGTGAAGCACGAAGCTGTTGTTACTGGACTGGTGATTGGTTTTTGTTATGAAGGTGTCATACCGATTGAACAGGCACTCGTTAAGTACGATGAATATGGCTATCGTCTCCCACACCAACCAGAGGATTGGTTGCCGTTTTCGCTAACAGCAATTGATGCCTTCAGGGCAGAGCAAGTTTTTCAAACCTTTGGTCTAGGAACTTTAAATGTCTCCGATGACGATTTCATTAACGAAAACTTTAGTTTAGACCCATACGACTACCCATCTTACTTCCCTGTAGATCCAGAGACTGGCATCCTAATAGATCCAGATGCACTCGTACTGACTCCGTTTAGTGATTTACCAGAATCCAAGGTATACGACTATCGCGTGCGGCCAGCTATAATGCGAAGACTAGAATGCGACGAAATTTAAATATGAAATCATTACCACTTGGAAAAACAATTGTCATCAACCCCAGTGTAGAGCCAGATACAATGGATTTACCAGAGCCAGCAAGTGTTGTAAGAAAGAAAATAACTGGACTGGGCGACCGCGTAGAACGCATAGCACAACCCATAGCCAGAGTGATAGACAGGGTAGCCGGGACAAACATCCAAGGATGCGGAGCCTGCCAGAAGCGCAAAGAATACTTAAACAAGAAATTTCCAATAACTTAACCCCTTATGCTATAATACCGCTATGACACCAGAAGAACTAGAAGCCCTACGCCTTGCACAGGAGGCAGAAGCCACTAACCCTATGATGCAGCCCACTGACTTAATTGGTCAGCAGGGTCAACAGGAGACCGAGATGGATACCAATCCTCTGCTGATGGGTGGACTAGGACTAGGTGGTGGCTTTGTAGCCTCTCAGACTGGTGGCGCACCAGCGACAAATGCTCAAGCACAGCCAGACGTATTGGCGGCAGCACCTGCTGTTCAAGCGCCAGTTGAAATGGCAACACCAGCTTCAGTAGCTAGACTTACGACATTGCCAAAAGACGGTGTATATGATCAATTTGATGCTGGAATTGGTCAACTTGGAGCAGGGTCGCCAATGGGTAATCTCATTGAAGACCTTCCAGGAGCCGATGTTTTCTTCAATCCACTTGCCGCTGGAATGGCGAAAGTGGAACTATCAAGACGGCAACGGGAAAACGCTTTAAGGGAAAATGCTCAAGCACAGCCAGACGTGTCAGCGGCAGCACCTACCGTTCAAACACCAGCACAGGTTGGATTGTCGCCAGAAGAGCGAGCTAGGATCGAAACTCGACTTGCGCGGACAAATGCTGACATCGTTGCATCTGGTGAAACTGTAGGTGGAGCCCCTCAAGAGGGATTTGTGTCAAAGCTCGCTGGAAGGCTCGGTGAACAGTTTACCCAGCCAGCGCCATATACACCGCTACTTGGGGGTGCTGAGTCGGAAACAGCATTTGGCGCAACGCCAACGCAACCAACTTTATTTCGAGAAGGTCTATCAGCGATAAGCGAACTTAACAAAACGCCACTCACTAGCCCTGATTCCTATAGAACTAAAGCACCAGAGGCTATCTACGGCGACGGCAATCTTCCTGCCTTGTCTCCACAATCTTTAGCTGAACAAGGTACAACTCCAGCTTTAGCTGAACAAGGTACTCCACAATCTTTAGCTAAACAAGGTAGCCCTCAAGCTATCTTTGAGGGGATCAGGGCACAGGGTCCCTTGAGTCCAGAGCTTATTGCGGCAGGTCAGGCGCGGGCTGAAGCAATGGGGACAACCTTTGATCCAGAGACAGGATTCTCAAGGGATCCATTCCTGCAATTCCAACAAGCTCAACAGGGACGTGTAGCACCATCACAAGCTTTATCCGGGTTTGCACCTATGGGCGTAGAAGAGACTCGTGCTCGTCTTGGTGGTCGTAAACTCAATGAGTATTTAAATGCTCCTGACGGGACTCCTGGTGTCTCTGGTTTGCGCACTGACCCACAGGGTCGTATGATTCCTGCTGGATTTGAAACACGTGCTGATGCTTATCCTAGCTATGAAGATTTTGCGGCTGAACGTGAAGGACGACTAGCTGCACGTATGCAACAACCGGGTGAGTCAATCACTGAGCGTGATACACGTATAGCTGCGGAACGTACTCAATCATCTCAGAACGTACCAACAGATGTTCGTGAGGCTATGTTGACCCCAGAGGGTCGTAGAACAGCTAAACAAATAAACCGTCTAGCACGGTGGAGCGGAAGCACCCAAGGTCAAGAGATGGGCGGCGTAGCTGGTTTAGAACAAAGCTTACAGCCAGTTGATGCACAGAAGCAGCAATACGATGCAATGCGTGCATATAAGCTTGGCCTAGAGATTGACAAGATGCAACAGGAAAAACCATCCGAGTACCAAGAGTCCGCAGCGGAAGTAGATGAAGCTATTGCAGCGGGAAGCATCAAGCCAGAGGACCGCAACAAGTTCATCCTGCGAGATCTAGGATGGCAAGCCAAGGAAGGCGAGGACTCAAGTGAATTTATGCGTTATGTTTACGGGGACGCTACAGGATCGGGAGGAGAGCCTACCCTAGTTAAAACCCAAAAGGAATACGACAATCTAGCCAAAGGGACTCGTTACATTGACGCAGATGGCAACATAGCTACCAAGAAATAATATGGCATTCCGAGCACCACAAGATGAGATCGAACCATCTGGCTTTCGAGCACCACAAGATGAAATTGAATCGGTAGGTTTTCGTGCGCCCCAGAGCGACCTTGAGCCTGTAGGCTTTCGAGCACCATCCGAGGAGTTAGAGGAAGTTGCTGACGACGAAGGCAACACAGCGGCTGAGTACGCTGCTGGTTTTGCTACCGATATAGCCATATCTGAGGCTGGACGACTTGGCGGTGCTGCTCTAGGAACCGCAATTCTTCCAGGTGTTGGCACTGCTGCCGGTTATATCATTGGAGGACTTGGTGCTGGTGCTGCTGGTTCTATTGCTCGTCAGCGAATACTTGATCCAGATGGAGAGTTAAGCTACGGCGACATTGTAAGTTCCGCACTAATCAATCTTATACCCGGAGGAAAGGCTGGTAAGCCTCTAGCAAGTGCAATAGGACGTCAAGCTGCAGCTGGTGCTGCTATATCCACTGGGGCCATTGCGGCGGAAGGAATCATCGATGAGGGAGAACTACCTACACTTGAAGAGTTAGGTGCTGCTGGACTGACTGGTGCTGCTCTAGGTGCTGGTCTCGGTCTTACTGGGGAAGCGTTCAGCAAGGCTTACAGTAAGTTCGGTGGAATGCCAACACGCCGTCTCACTGAAGCGTTTAAAATCGGTGACCCCGATGCCAAGCTACTGGTGGAAAGAACGGAGATGACAGGCAAGGAATACGCCGAGATGCTACCGAAGAACTTCAATGATCTAAAGTTGGGCATCAGTGATGCTTACAGTGATGAGATGATCCGCGCTCGTGTCCTACAGGATGTAGTAGCAGGTGGTCAAATCAAACAGAAGGATGCTCCGCTAAAGGTGAAGTCCGATGATAGTGACTTCTATATGCAGCGACGACTATCCAGCCAGCACATAGCGGAGAAAGCTGAAGAGGCTCAGAAGCTTGTTGAGCTTGATGGTAACTTTATAATGGCGAAGGCTCAAGAAATAGGAAGTGAACCAGAAATTCTTTCTAGGTCAGTAAATGAGTACCTGTACGCCAAGCACGGTATTGCTTATAATAAAGCTAATAGATCTAAGTTTGGGGGCGATGGTGCAGCGGGTCGCAGCACACAGGAGTTCAATGACATCATTAACCGCTTTGAATCCCAGGGCCTGAACACTCAACTCAAGGAGTCCATCGAATTACGACGGGATTTATCCAAGAGGATTCTCAATACACTAGAGGGTGGAGGATTGATCAGTAAGGTCGATGCCAATAACCTTCGCAAGAAGTTCCCGGACTACGTACCTCTGAATCGTATAATGGAAACCGATGAACTGGCGGATGTAGTGTCCAGTGTAAGTGGTCGTGCCGGACGATACGAGACTACATCAAGTGGAATACGTCGAGCCAAGGGTTCGGAGTTAGAGGTTGATGATATTTACAAGAACGTCTTTGATAACCTAATCAATGCTACCCAGCGAGCTGAGGTCAATAAAGCCAACCAAGCCTTTGTGCGATTGATCCGCGATAACCCATCAACTGCTGGTGGAATCGCTAAAGTAACTAAACCTATCGTCAAGGAAACAAAGCTCGTGAAGGATACTTCTGATGAGGCGAATGCACTGCGAGCCGCGGGGAAGAAAGTACCACCCAAGAAGGTTCCAGTTTACAGGGATGCTGATAAGAATACTCTAACAGTATTTGAGAACGGTAAGCCCTTACATATAGAGATTACTGATCCTAAGTTAGCCGCTGCACTTAAAGGGACTAATAAGCAGCAGGTGCAAGGAATACTAAAGGGAGCAATGGCTGCGAACAGGTTCCTTGGTGGACTATACACGAGGTTCAACCCTGAATTTGTTGTTCCCAATTTGGTTCGTGACCGCTCTGAAGCATTTGTTAATGCAATGGCAAATATGCAATTAGGCAAGGCGGCTAAGTTGCTGAACCCTGTTACTGCATTTAATGATGATGTGCGTACTATCCGTAGAAACTTACTGGGCAACAAGGCTCAACCAGGAACACGGCAAGCCGAACTAGATAAGATGTATGCGGAGTTCGTTGAGGCTGGTGGTCGCACGGGAGGTCTTGGCCTATCGACAATTCAGGACATCAATGACAGCATCAAGAAGCTTAGTGGGAAAATAAATCAGCCGACTAAATCCAGAGCCAAGGACTTCAACCAATGGGTAAACCGAGTCAACGAGTACTTCGAGAATGCAACTAGATTTGCTGTGTATCGTAACGGTAGAGCTAGTGGTATGACCAAGGATCAAGCTGCCTTCGCTGCTAGAAATAGTTCTTTTGATCCGAACCTGCAAGGTTCTCAAGGCGACACACTGAGGGCATTATACTTGTTTAGTAATCCTGCTATTCAAGGTGCGAAGAACTTCCTGCGCAGTATGAATCCGCGCAAGCACCCATTGGTGGCTACATCCGTAATGGCTACCTTGGGTTCTACTGCCTACACTCTGGATCGATGGAACTCAAGTATTGATGAGAAATGGAGAGAGAAGATACCTGAATTTAAGATCAATAAGCATATGACTATCGTACGTGGTAAGAACCCCGACGGTAGTTTGGATTACTTCTCCATCCCCATTGGTTACTCAATGGTTCCATTCAAGATCGCTGCTGACTACGGTCAACGGATTATGTTTGGTGACGACGAGAACATCGACGTGACGAAAGTGGCTAGTGATCTATCGAAGAATATCATTGATTCATACAATCCTATGGGTGGATCGCCGATACCAACTGTGCTGAGACCGTTTCACGACATAGCTAGAAATAAAGATGGTCTAGGCCGGGACATTCGACCTCACTGGCTTGAGCAGGATAACATCTCAGCAGTTGAGAAGATCCATCCTTGGACCGCACGTACACAGGGTGGCGAGTTAGCGATGAACTTAGCTGAACAACTGGAGGATATGGGGCAAGATGTGTCACCTGAGACTTTGCTGTACTTGTACCAGAACTATACTGGCGGGCCGGGTACAACGGTAAAGAGAATCTTCAACGTAACCTCTAAGATGTGGAACGGAGAGAAGATTAATCGGTCCGAGGTTCCTATCCTTCGTAGATTCTACGGGGAGACATACGCTAAGGCTTTTGAGATGCGTACAGGTGATCAACAGATCCTTGATAATATACAGAAGCAGGACAAGACTACAGCGGCCAGAGCAAGTCGGATTGCTAATGTATACAAGCATAAGATCAAGGAGGCAGATAGTCGCCCAGAGATTGCTAGAATCCTTCAAGATATGTCGGTTGATCAGGATGTAAATGAGTCCGTGATACGACGAGTTGAAAGATTTATAAAGGATGATGCTGCCGGTATTACGTCAGCAGATCGTCAAGTGAAATCTTTATCAAAGGCTGCACGTGCTCAGTACTTTGTGAAGCGTATCGAGGGTATGGAGCGGGAACAAGCTGCCAGATATATACAGGAGCAGATTGATCGCAAGGTTCTATCTAGTGGAGTACAGGAGTTAATGCTTGATATGCAATCCTTCAAGGATGCGTTCAGTAAGTAACGAAAAGCCCCGTCCTCCACATAAAAAGGACGGGGCTACCGTAACGAAACAAGGAATCAAATAGGACATAAACCGATCCCGCTGCGGATTACTCCAACAGCTTACCTTGTTATTTCAGTGAGAACAAGGACGCAAACTCACTGATAAGTATTATACACTATGGGTTCTTATAATTGATAAGTAAATCTTTTAGGTTGCGCTTCTCATCCTGGAGTTCCTTTCGCTGATCAATCATACGATCAATGCGGTAGGATAGAAGCCTGGATTCCTGCCGAATCATATCGATCTGGGTCTGGATTCTTTCAATGTTTTCTTCATTGTCTTGCATTCTCTGAACTTGTACGGAAGCCTTCTCTCTGTCAACAAATAACTCGGGAAAATTTAACCCTTCTAGTGGATAATTTAACGCCTCGTAGCAGAAGGTATCACGGGCGATAGCGGCATCCTTCTCGTCATCAAAGTAGCCCAGTTCGTACCGCCTCCTGCTCTTGCCTTTACCTACATCAATTGTGACTCGGCATTTTTTCTTGCCAGCTGGCCAGCGCACTCCCCGATACTTAGAATTACCTGTTATCTTTCGTGATCCCCTAAGATTCTGAGAGTGTGTGACATACCGCAAGTTGGATGGTGCATTATTTGAACTATCTCCATTGATATGATCAATGTCGTGGTTGTCCGGTCTAGCTCGCAGCCTTGGCGTCGAATTCAACGAATCCTTCGACCATCTCAGTTCTTCCGTGCAAGTCCCTTATCTCGCTGGTAATGTAAACGTCAATAGACAGACTGTCTCCATCGAAGTTGCTCATACAGTCGGAACACTTACGTATGGTCTTTGCGATGCAGTCCCTAGATTTTCCCTTGAATGGTTCTTTATAGTTCATTATTTACTCTTTCTGTTGCTATTTCGTAGTAGTCTGTGTATTGATGGTGTGTGCGCTGCGATTGTATAGGTAACCGGTACGCTTGGTTATTATTTGTACTGCTTCAAAGTCCGTAGTCCAAGGCATCTCACGATCCTCGAACCCGAAGTCGTAGTCATCCCGAATCAGCTTAGATATATTCCAGACATACAGAAGATGTTGGTATCCATTGACATAGATGAAGTCCTTCTTTACTGATTCAGCGATACCGATATTGGTATCAAGCTTTAGCTGCTCAATAATCCAGGGGTCATATGCCTTTCGGCGTACCTTGATTTCAACTAAGTAATCAATGCTCTCGTAATCAAAAGGACTGAACTCGTCCTCGGCTTTGATCAGCTTATTCATTTTGGGAAAAGCCAACATTATATTTTGTGCTACTTGTTCTTCTGTCATTATCCGAACCTCCCTGTGCAGTGATAGAATTTAAACGTACCTCCGATGTCGCGTTCACCTTCACGGTTCTTAGCTATCTCGTAGGTTAGACGGGTGAAACCTCCACGAGCATCTCTATCCTTAGAGGATTCAACATCTCCGTTTGAGGGATACATAAGCAGAACAACGTCGGCATCATTCTCGATGTCCCCGGAATCCTTTAGGTCATACAGTTTAAGTCGGCCATTCTTGGCTCCCTCTCGGTTGACCTGTGCTAGTAGGATAATGGCGATATTGAGATCAATAGCCATCTGCTTAATTTTGTGAGAGATACTGGCGATGCCCTCGGCCTTACCCATCTTGGAAGAGAATGGTATAAGCTGTAAGTAATCAATGACCAGTAGCTTCACGCCGTGCTTGTTAACAAACTGTCGGGTCTGGCTGTATAGATCATCGGCACTCTTGACTGAGTGCGAGGTGTACACGGGCATTGTCTTGAGATTAGAGATAGTCTCGTGAACCCGCTTGACCTGCTCTGGCTGGGCTACGTTGTCCTCCACGCTGCGCAGGTTAACGCCGGAGATAACTTGCGTCAGTCTCTTAGTAAGCTGCTTCTGTGGCATCTCCAAGGAGAAGACTCCACAGGCGTGACCATCCTTTGCTACAGCCTGGGATACAATGTACAGGGCCAGTGCTGACTTACCACAGGAGGTAGGTGCAGCTACAGTCATTACTTCACCAGCGGCTATGCCCCGATTGCCAAGCTCACTATCCAAGTGATTGGTATGCGTCTTAACAACGTCGGGTACGTAGTCACCTGCCTGCATCCTAGCGATGTCCTCCAGTAGTTCGTCGGCTGACGAACCGATCCCTGATTTATTCTGGCTGAATAAGGGACGTGCAGTAATCTCGGCTTCAAGGGTGCTGCGAATCTCGTCATAGCTAAGAGCCTCGGACTCCACATTCTCGACAGCAATCCGGCAGGACCGCATAATCTCACGGAGCCTAGCCTTCTCTGCTACGATGTTCGCATAGAACTTGGCTGTGAGTTCGCTGTAAACGCCGTCAGCTACCGATAGGATACCTGCTATACCCCCGACCTCATCAAGCCCCCTGAGGGACTTCAGGTGCTCTGCAATGGACACCTCGTCAATAGGCTTACTCAGTTGAGCAAGTTCACCTATGGCTTGGTACAGTAATTTAAATCTTAGTACGTAAAAATCCTCGGCCTCCAGTAAAGGACGGACCATATCATATACGGATGCGTCACCTGGGAATAGGCAGGATGCTATTAATTTTCTTTCAGCCTCGGCACTATGTGGCTGGTTCGTCGTCAGTAGGTTTATTTCGTTCATTTTCAAGTAATGCTACCAGAGAACGAAGGACTTGTCCAAGAGAATTATGGGCTACACGATTCACCTCCGGCAACCTATAACTATCAATTGAATTATAGATGGAGAGAGATACTTCGGCGGCTTCTTTTATTTTAGTCATTTCGTTGCGGTCTATTTTATTATGTTGAGTCATAAGAATTACTTGCCCCCTACCGAATTGTAAGGGGCAAGCATCTTAGCACAGGGACTTACTCCGACTCTGCTCTTTCGAGCATCCCTATGGCTATCAACGAGTAGCCAATTAGGTCGCGGAATATGTCCTTGGATTGGTCGCCATTAGTAACTACTTTTAGCTGACCGTCGTTACAGAAAGCCTTCGCTCTCTGGAATTTGTCCTGCATCCGAATGCAAACACCTGTTAAGGGATGAACACCGAACTCGGAGGAAGCATCGAAGTTTGCGAAGGGGTTATCGCAGCTTTCGCCTCCTGTGTAATCCGAGCATTTGTGAGCGGTTAGTTCCAAAATAGAACTTACCTCAGCACGCCGGAATGTTTCCCACCAGATCTTATCGAATGAAGATGAGGACATCCTTAGAATGGGGTGTTGTCATTGGTTGGCGCACTTGCAGCTTTTGGCTCAGATGAGCTACCTGCGGGTGCTGCGTCCACTGGATTCAATGCCAGGGATAAGAAGTTAGTACCGCTCTTGGCTGTCTTCTTCCAGCCCTTGAGGTAGTACTCCTTGCCCTCGACATTAATCTTCCCGCTGTAGTCAGGATGATTTGGTTTTTCTTTACGGTCATTGACGAAGAATGTACCGGAGTTAGTGTTATCGTATTGTGACATAATATTACTTTCGTTATTGGTTATGATTTTAGACATCTTCATCCAGCTTTACAGCACGGATGGTTGTGTCAGGTTGTTCTAGCTTGACGCTCAAGTGTTTAGCAAGTGCATCGATTTTCTGATTAAGCAATTGGTTCTGCTTATCCAAGAGGTTATTGTGCAGGTGTACTGCTTCAAGATTTTCTTTCATCTCCTTGATGATAGTTTCGTAATGGTTGTCAAGCATTTGAATGCTGGAGATGACATCAATGATTTCGTTTCGTAAGTCCATAATATTTGTGCGCAACAGAATGTTCCGCTTAGAATCCTTGTGATTGTTTGGTTGTAGGTTTAGGTAGTTTGCTGCCGTGGTCATTAGTAGCATCCGGATCTTTGGTATCGTCAATAGCAAAGAGGCCATTCAATGCATATTTTCTGGCGTAGGATGAAGCACTGCCGGTAATCTGGGCATCGTCCATACCTTTCTTTGTCTCAGCCTCACGAGCGAATCCATTAGCGTTGAGGAAATCTCCGCTTAACGTATCGCCAAGTGACGCAGTAGCATTGACGTAAACTCGACCGCCGACCTCGACGATATTATCAGTGATGACTAAAGCGCATTCGTACTTTGACATCAAAGGTTTCAGTGCAGTAAGGATGTCCTCACAGGAGCGATAGCGATACCCTCCGAACTTATTAGTCTGTCCTTTGGGTGCTTTAAGCTCCGCCTGGATTAACTGTAGTTTCTGTTGTATGTTCATCTTATCTTTCTTGGTTTCTGTTTTACTCATATTTATTCTTGGTTAGTTTACGGAACAGCTCTTTGCGCTGCTTTTGATTTTTACAAGAAGCAAGATCACCTTCACTTGCTCCTAGGTCTTTCAACTCTGCTACTTGTTCGGCGGATGTCAAGGAATTTGCGAACTTTCTTGTAAGTTGTGTAAGTCCTACGGGATGAAGGACATCGGTCATCTCCTGCTCCAAGTAAGCGGCCATTGCCTCTAAAGTATTTGGCAAATT